CTAAAGTGATTCCGTCTTCCGCATAAACAATGCAAGTTCTGTCATTACCAGATTTTGCAAGTCTATTAGATACAGTAAATTTGAAACCTAAAAAAGAATCAATTTCACCATGTACTAACGCTTTAATTGTATTGTAGTCAGAACTTGTAACTTGTTCTACATTAAGTAGATTTGATAGTTGTTCTGGACCAACAATTATGTGTCTAGGAATAGAAGGATCAACATCTGCAGCATCAAGTAATTTTTTTGCTGTAGTTAGTTTAACTAAGTTTAATCCTGTTCCTGTACCAACACTAGCAGCGATTGCTGTTTGTACGGTTTCAGTTCCTGAACCAGTTTCACCTGTGTAGGCAGTACCAGTTGCAGCAGTTATAATTACATCGTCCATAGCTCTTCCCATTGCCATAGCAGCGGCTTGAGCATAAGATGATGTCGGGTCAATTAAAAGACGTACTTTGTCTTGTTGATCTATTAGATCAGCAAATTCATAATCCGCAAGAGATACTCTTCTTCTTGAGTGAGGTGTATCTATTTGAGGCGTGTCTGAATGTCTGCTAGTTTTTAAAACCGCAGTTACTGAGCCAACTTGATCGAAATAAGCATTTTTGCCTACTACGCTTTCAACTCTGACATTGTCTCTTAATAATGATCCCATTTGTTGAGATAACATTTGTATGTTAGCAGAATACTGCTGTACAAATGCTGTAGTGATTTGTGATGACATATTTTGTCCTCCATTATCATTGTTAACTTATATAATCAGAAAAGTTATCCATCAGAATTGATAGGCGTCTCTTGCATTTAAGGTCTGTTAGACCACAGTCTATTCCTGGTTGTCAGCAAGGTTCTTGCGAATTGTCTTACTAATAATCCCTTACATTAATTTTTAAAAAAATACAAGGGATTAAAATAATTTATTATTTAGAGTGTAGCATCTCTCTTAGAGTATATACTTGTTGTACTACCTTATCGTGATCTGGATGTTTCCTGTTCCAATAAGGACCTTGTCTATCTCCAGATAAAGAAGCTATTTCAGATTCTATATCTTTAGAAGTATTAACATTCTCACTTTCAGTTGAAAGAATTTTATCTTCCGTTAATAAAGATGCAATTTTAGCAAAGCCTTTTATAATTTCAGGATGATCGCCAAGTCTTGTACCATTTTGTAATTGCATATCTAATACTTCTGGATTGATATTTGCTTTTGCTAAAGCACCAGCTTGTTTAACTTTACCTTCAAAGTCTCTACCCCATTCTTGTCGTAACTGTTGTTCAGTTTGAACTTGAGCAGTTTCAGTATCAATCTTTGATTGTTGAGCTGTACCTTCCATATTATTTTTATAAAATTCTAATATACCTTCAGCTTGTTTATTGTTTAAACCTAACTTATGAGATTGCTCTGCAAAAGATTTGATTGCACCTTTATCCATTGAAACTGTGTCTGATGTTACTTCAAGGTTATATTGGTCAGAAGATTCTGGTCTACCTAATTTAGAATAAACTTCATTCCATTGATCTTCTGTGGAATTATTATTTGGTATAACTAATTTATCTTGACCAATCATTTTAGTTGCATTGATATAAGACTTTGCTAAAGCGTCTATCTCTGTAAACTTATCTATGTTTGGATCTTTTCTAAACTCTTCAGAAATTGATTCTTTCCAAGATGATTGTGGTGCGGGAGTATCTCCCCCTCTAACTGTTGCTGGTTTTGCTGTTGGTTGTGTTGTTGGTTTTTCTGTCTCTGTAGTTGTTGGTGTCGTTTCTACAGGCACAGTTTCCTGTGTTATCTGTTCGCTTGACATATTTATCTATCCTTTTCATTCTCATTTAGTAGCATAGCTTTTATAAATAGAAGGATGCTACGTTGACCTTCCATATATGCACTCTCATGACTATCTCCTTTAATATTAGTAGTAGTATGATGATGACATCTTTTTTCTAAATCAGACATAACTTGTTTACCTTCATCTGTTTTAAATAAATATTGATAATTTTTTTTTATACCACTCATGTATTTTGTTAAATTTTCTTGATTATTTTTTGCTTCACCCATAATTATCCTTCCCCATTTACAAGAGCTTTAGCTTCTTCTGGTAGAGCTTTAGCAAGTGGTGCTACTGCTCCTGCCATCTGAGCTGCTTGTTGAGCTTGTTGCATTTGTGCTTGTTGTTGTTGTTGTGCTTGTGTTTGTTCACGTTCTGCGTTTACTTGTGATTGTGGTTTTAATAATTTTTGTGGCATACCCACAATATCTGCAACGTGTTTAACTAAATTATCAAAATTAACATAATCAAATACAGGAGCAACATTAGCTAAACTGCCAAGTATTTCTATAGCTCTCATAATAGATTGTAGTTCTGAAGATTTTTGTGCTTTTGCTAAAGGTGAAACATATTCAATTTCTATATCTTGACCACTTAAAAAATCTGGTGCAGGAGGTAATTCATTGTTTCTTAATAAAATATTAAATACTCTATCAATTAAAGGTTTTAATAATTCTGATTGTAATCTTCCAAGTACAGGTCCTAGTAATCTCATCTTCTCTTCATTTCTTTGGATGACTTCTGTTGCAGTCATTTGAGGACCATCTTGCATCATTAATTGATTAACATAAAACACAGCTCTAATAGCATCACGTCTTTGCTCTTCCATGTTTAAACCTAATGGATTATTTGCACCAATGTTTAAAGGTTCAATTCTATCTCTTGTACCTGATCTATAAAAATTTAATCCGCCTGGTACAGTTCTAACTGGTAATAAAAAACCATCATCAGGAACTAATAAAGGTGGATCGACTTGTTTTTGTGCAGCTTTAATTGTTACCTTAGACATTTCATTTAGCATCTTAACGTCAGGCAAAGCTGTCATTGCTGGACTTCTTCCATAAATTTCTTGTGAAGCCTTTAAATATCTTGGTACTACAAATGGAAATTCTTTAAAACCAGAAACTGATAATTCATTTCCAGTTTTTTGTTCTATGTAAACAGATTCAAATGGCATATTAGATTTATCTTTTTTCTTAGGATCAAAATCATTTCTTGGGTAAACTGCGTGTATAAGTGGTATCTCAGCATAAGGATCTTTTTTAGCAAATGTTTCTACGTCTGATGAAACTTTATTGCCAAATTTTTGTATCAATGCTCTAGCTGATAAATTAAATTTTCTATAGATAGTATCTATTCTTCCTTTATCATTTTCAGCAATATAAACTTCATTAATATGTCTTGTAGAAAATTTTATTATATCTTTTTCATCTTCTTCGATAAACATAGCTGCTGTACCAAAGGTAATAAGGTCGTGATATAATTCAAAAATTTCTTGTTGAAAGTTCGATCTATTAAAAGCTGTGTACATAATTTCTGTTGCAGCTTCCAACCAAACTTTACCTTCTTCTTCGTTTTCCATACTTGATTCTTTAAATCTTAAAGTAAACCAAGGTGTAGAAGGGTTAGTCAACATACCATGTAATGATGCAGCTAATAATTCTAAGGCTTGTAAAGGTGAGGAATCAAAAATAAGTTCCATTCTTTTATCACCACGTGATCTTTGTTTGGTAATGTCAGCTTTTCTTGGTAGCATATAATCTGCTACTTCTTGCCAATGCGTTTCCCAAGTTTGTCTTTGTCCTGAAAGTCTGTCAAATCTTGATAATAATTTTTTTGTTAAATCTGTTTTTGCCATTATGCTCCTAGTAAACTTTTCTTACCTAATATCAATGTGCTGTCTGCAACATTTCTTTTTAAAATTGTCATTGATCTTCCTTTAGCTTTTGTTTTTCTATTATCGTAAGCTGCTGCATCTATTGCTTTACTTTGAGAAACTTCCGCAGTCGTTGGAGATAGTTTAACTATTCTTCCACCAACATTTTGTGCAGGGGGAGTATCATTACCACCATTATTATCACGAATACCACGATCAAGGGTATAATTTTTTTTTGAGTTAGGAACAAAAAAAGACTTGTTGTTTTTAGCTGATGCTAATCTTACTTCTTCAGCATTTACTCGAGTTCTTGTTATTCTTCCATTTATATTTTTTGTAACGTATTGTGCTGTTTTATTTATACCTATTGCAGCTAGTGTACCTACACCAAATGTTGCAGCGGTAAAAGCTGTTGCTGCTGCACCTTTAATAAAACCACCTATTCTTGAAAGTATACTTCTTTGTGGTGTAGATTTTACAGCATAAGATAATGCTTTAGCATCGTCATCGCCATCATTGCTACTACTATTATCACTACTACTGTAATCGCCATAACTAGCATCTGAAGTTGCAGAAGATGTAACTCCACCTGTCCATTCATAACTTTTAATACCTGCTTTAGTCATTTTACCAGAACCACCAATTTTTTTTAAAAGTTTAGATTCTTTAGCGTTAATGTATGCTAGTTGTTCACCTTTAGGTGCGTACTTGTTTAATAAATTTTTTGCTTTTTTAATTTCGGCAGCACTATGTTTCATGCTTATTGGTTTCCTAA